CTGGTACCAATGCAACGGCATCCGCAACCACTGACGCACGTTCAGCGACGACCTGATCAAGCTTTTCCGGTGTGATTTGGTTTTTTTCAAGATCACCGACTTTTTGCTTCAGTTCTACATTTTCAGTCTGCAAGGTATCAACCACCGCTTGTACAGCTGGCAATTCATCACCGACGGCAAATTGTTTGTCACCGACTTTAAGTTTTGCTGCTTTTAAGTTTTCAAGCTGGTCTTCTTGTTGCTTTACAGCATCAGCTAGCGCTTGGTTGTCACCAATCTCAAAGCGAATACCGTTTACTTTAATTTCCATCTTTTTCCCCTTTGGGTTTGGTTTATGGTCACCGACGCGACAATCACCGCCACAGCGACCGTATTTCACCAGCGCCACGTGATTGCCTTTAAAATTGATAAATTTGGCTTGATACGGCGTACCATCTGGCGCCGTGCCTTGTTCTAGGACAAGATCAGCCGCATAACCCAATGAGATCTCAACGCGCTCATTGTTTTGGATTAGACCGATACTGTTTTGATCTTTAATGATCAGATCACCGACCAAGAAATCACCCTCTTGGCGCACATTGAAACATTCGCCAATGTGGTATTCCTTCCAGTTGGAAGCATTGATTTCATTCTTAGGTGGGTGATAGTCCGTTGTGTCTACGCCGTCGAATCCTTTAATGACTTCAGGTTTGAATAGGTCCTCAGCTGCCACATAGACATTGATGACCTGATCCGCTGAATAGCCTTCCAAATTTGGAAATTCATAAGCGTAGTACTGACGAACTTGAGGTGCTTTGGCCAAACGTACGTTGACGCATTTCAGATACCCTTCTTGAGTAAATGAGCGTGTACTTTCGCTTGGTGCAAAGTCACCAATTTTCAGTTGGTAAATGAGTTTCATAAATTGAGCTCAATAAAAAACCACCCTACGGTGGTCTGCTATGGTTTCTTTGGTGGAGAAATGACTATTGCTGGCGTTTTTACATCTGGTGGAATTGGTCTTGATTTAGGCTGATAGCCCGAACCTTTAACACAGGAACAGGTACAGCATTTTTTACAGCACATAAATCACCTTTCTGTAGGCAATAAAAAACCCACCGAAGCGGGCTAGAATAGCTATTAATTTGATAATTATTTCAATGTAGTCATTTTACCAACAATATTTACAGTCACAGGAATATTCTCCTTAACCTTACTTTCATAATAAAAATATGATCCCAGCATACAACCTATAATTGAAATTTCTAGAATTACAATTAAGCCAGAAGGAATATATATCCCAAATGTTTTAGGTTTTTCTGGATGAATACTCTTTTCTTTCTCTTCTTTAGGTAATTCACTAATTCTCTTGATCTCATAATCATAAAAGGCTTGCTTATAATCAACATCATCATGATTTTCAAAACCATCTAATACTTTCCGATATTCATCCATGTATTTCTCAAGATTTGGCTTTTCATTTTTCTGCTGCACATCTACCAAATGAACTTTAAATTCATCTATGATTTTCTTAATCCTATCACCACATTGCAAAAATTCTTTACTACGAACCTGAAAGTTAGCTGTAGCTATTGCAGTTGAGTACACTAATACGCAAACAGCAAGAAATACCTGAATAATTGTAAGCGTAACACTTGAAAAGATTTTATTTATCTCCGCAAGATCCAACAAAGGAATTAATATCAATCCTAAAGATGCAATCGTCGTGGTGATAAAGCATATATCGTTTATATGCTTCAGTCTTTTCGCGGCTTTAAATCT